TACATTCTACTCAATCTAAAATTTCTAAAGAATTTGCTGGCATATTTGGAGCATTTGGTGTAGTTGGTGAAGTTCAATCTGTTAATCCTGAAACTACGGTTCTCCAATTAACACAAGAACAACAAATTGAACTTGACACAGCAGCAGTTATCAGTACAGTTACTATTGGTAGTGTTGCGGCCGCCGCTGCTTCTACATCACAAGTTATTACTTCATCTTACGAAAAAACTATCGTAACAAATATTCTACCAACTTCTTATAATATTGTTACAGATGTACATTCTACTCAATCTAAAATTTCTAAAGAATTTGCTGGCATATTTGGAGCATTTGGTGTAGTTGGTGAAGTTCAATCTGTTAATCCTGAAACTACGGTTCTCCAATTAACACATGAAGTTCACTTCGATGTACTCAACACGGTAACTGGAGTTTCTACACAAATTATTGAAAATCCACAGACTCGTATTGATACGTTGTCTTCCAACATCGTGACATTCACAAATCTGGATGTAACGAGAGGTGCTGTCCAAGAATGGAACAGCATTGCTGATCCATTCGTTATGCATCACCAATCAATTGAAATTGTAATTTCTGTTCAAGATATTGATACAATTTCTACAAGAGTTTCGTTGGCAGTGGGTGGTCTATTTGATTCTCAATCTGGCGGTACGACGATATACCATCGTTCCGCTATTATTGACTATATTATTGAAGAGTATATACTAAAACCATTCATCCATCAAAGAAATGGTAATGTAGTACAACTAGTCAATCCATATAATGATGTTGTCCTACGTAATAGTTCGATATTCACAGTAGAAAATAGAGACCAGGGACGACCTTCTGGATTCGAAGGTTATAATCTTGGTAATGTCGGGTTGACGCTCGGATCTTTCCAAGACAATGCTATAATTGATAGTGGTATTTCTTCTGGTTTGACATTACAAGATGTAGACAGAATTTATCCAACTATGTCTATCCGTGATTTTGAATTCCGTCATGATTCTGCTTTGCTTGCTAATGGTTCAAGATTCAACATAGGTATTCCAACATATCAACAACCCGTTGCTATTTGTAGTTCTTCTGGAACTATTGGTGGATCTATTACTGTTCAAAGCACTGAATATTTCGCTAACGCGGGATATATATTCACTCAAAGTGGAAATGTAATTCAGTACACTTCAAAAACATCCACTACATTTGAGGGATGTACTTTAGTTAGAGGACCAAATAGCATCGTTATTACCGATGAGATTATTCCTTTCTCTATTGTATAAATATAAATAAATTAGACAAAACGTTCACACACCGAGAGACTATCAATGGCTGCCATTATCTCAGATAAGTTTAGAATTTTTAACGCTACCCAATTCCTTGAGTCGCTGTCTGAGCCCATTGGCGGCGCAGACACTTCTGCTGAAAGAACAAGGATGTATTTCTTTGTGGGTCGTCCCCAAAGATGGGATGCTTACCTTGAAATTTTCAATGCTAATGCTACTGCTTTTGTAGCTGGCAATGAAGTTTATATCGGCGCTAACTACGCCTCCGCTACATTTAAGGCTACTATTAGAACAGTCTACGAAAATTCTCTCCTTCTTTATAGCGTAGGACCACAGACTAACGCTGTTCCCACCGCTGGTCAAGCACTGAAAGGTTGGAACGGTACTGCCGATACCGGTGCTGAAGCATTGACTGGCGTTTACCGTTATGCTACAGAGGACGTTCCCCCTGTACCCCTCGACAACCAAATCGAGAAGTATGATATCTATGATGATATCATTGCTGCCAAGCGTATCACCACCGATTTTGCTCGTAGCGTAATCCGTCGTTTCAACTGGGATGTCGCTGCTAACCCTAAGTTTGACATGTGGAAGCCTGACTATTCTACTACTCCTGGTAGTGGTGGTCAGATTGGTAAAGCAGGTGCTACTGGTGCTACCAACATTGCTGATGCTAAGTTCTACTTGATCAACTCTCAGTACGAAGTGTTCAAGTGCCTCTATAACGGAGAGTCTGATCTAGCTCCTACTGGTCTTACTGTTACCAACGAACCCAAGACTACCCCTTCTGGTGGTCAAGGTACTTTTGTTAGTGCTACTGGTCTATTCACTGAGGACCCTGCTGCTAACGGTTACATTTGGAAGTACATGTACACCATCCCAACGGATGACGTACTACGTTTCCTTTCTACTGACTTCATGCCAATCGTTCTTCCTACGAACGCTTCTCGTCAGGCAACTGAAGCAATTTCTACTGCTGATCCCAACTCTATCGAAGTTGTTTTGATCGAGAACCAGGGTAGTGGTCTTACCAACGGTACGTACTATGCTCCTATTGTTGGTGATGGTACTGGTGGTATTGTAGAAATCACCGTTGCTGGTAGTGTTCTTAGTACAGTAACCGTCAATGATGCTGGTTCTGGTTACACCTATGCTACCGTTCCTCTTCAAGATGGTATTGTGAACGGCGATGCGGGTTGGGTGGGTACTCCTATCGGACTTTACACCGATGCTGGTTTAACAACCAAGACCTCTAACGTTGTTCCTGCTAACGCTACTGGTGCTATGGAAGTAGTTCTTCCTCCTCAAGGTGGACATGGTTCTAACTTTGAAGAAGAACTTAACGCTAAGCGTGTTATGACGAACATCCGTCTAACCTATGCCGAAGGTTCTGGCGACTTCCCTGTTGACAATGACTTCCGTCGTATTGGTATTATCCGTGACCCATTTGCTGCTGGCGGCACTACTTTCGCTACTGCTGATACCCTAAGTGGTGTACATGCTGTTAAAGCCACTGGTGCTACTGCCGACTACGTTGTTGACGAAACCATTTCTCAGACAACTGCTTCTAGTGGTACTGCTTACGGTACAGTCGTATCTTGGGAAAGAGATGCTGGTAACGCTGGTCCTGGCGGTGCTGGTGTACTTAAGTACATCCAGTCGTCTTCATTCCACACCAACGGTGGTGTTGTAAGAGCATTTGAGAATGGCGGCAACGCTATCTCTGGCGATCAGTCCCTTGCTTCTGGTACGGTTGATGCTGCCAACAACGACACTCTCGTAGGTATTACCTTGACTAATGGTCTTGCCTCTCCCGAAATCGGTAACAACTCTGGTGAGATCATCTACGTTGAGAACCGCCGTCTCATCACCCGTGCAGTTGACCAGATTGAAGATATCAAACTTGTAATTGAGTTCTGATTTCTTTTTTACTCCGCTAAATACTTCAACGAACAATGTAGAGTATTTGGCGGAGTAACATGCCACAAAAGACGAATCTTAACGTAGCACCATATTATGATGACTATGATCTTGGCAAAAACTTTTATAAAGTTTTGTTCAGACCTGGATACTCGATTCAGACTAGAGAACTAACTTCTCTACAATCGATTCTCCAGAATCAAATAGAAAGTTTTGGTAAGTTCAACTTTAAGCAGGGACAGCAAGTCATTCCTGGTGAGGTTGGACTTAATACCAAGCTTGATTATGTCAAGTTATCTTCTGTATCTGAAGTTGCTGTAAACGAAAACGGTCAAATCGTTTACAAGAAATATGATATCAAAAAACTTATCGGTACACAACTTCAGGGCCTAAACTCTGGAGTTGTTGGGCGCGTACTAAGTTCTGAGTATGGATCTGATATTGAAGCAGATACATTGTTCGTAAAATATACCACTAGTGGATCTGCTAGCAACGAAACTACCTTTAGACAAGGAGAAACGCTAGAAGTTATTGCTGGTATCAACACACCTCTACTTGTAGTTGGCACAGATGGTAGCGTACTCCCTACCAGTATTAATGTAGAAGATCCTACATCTGGTAATATCGAAACCTTTAGCAGTCGTGCTATGGGATTTGCTACTGCTGTTGATGTACAAGAAGGTGTTTACTTTGTTAATGGTTTCTTTGTAAGAAACAAAAAACAACTGCTGATTATCAACAAATATTATAATAAAGCATCAGCTAAAGTAGGTTTTACTGTTACAGAAAGTGTTGTAACTCCTGAAGAGGACACTTCTTTAGCAGATAATGCCAGAGGTTTCTCTAACTCTTCTGCTCCTGGTGCTCATCGTCTTAGCATTAATCTAAACCTTACTAAGTTTGATTATAATGCTAATACTGATAAAAACTTCATCCAGTTGGTTCAAATCAAGAACGGAACTGTAGAAAAACAAATTAGGTCAGCAGACTACACCCTCCTAGAAGAGACTCTAGCAAGAAGAACATTTGATGAGTCTGGTGATTATGTTGTAGAAGATTTCGACTACGATGTTAGAGAGTATTACCAGAGAAGTGGTAACAATGGTGTATATGCTCTTAGTAATGAGACTGGTCTAGTAAACAGAACTTATTCGGCAGGAGAAGCAGAAGGCAAGATGGTCTTGTCTGTAAGTTCTGGTAAGGCATATGTCAAAGGATATGAAATTATCAATAAAGAGACTAAGACTCTTGAGGTAAGTAAAGGTAGAGATACCCTATCCCGTGACAATGTAACTATCAAGACAAAAGGTCTTCCCGAATTTAATATCACCAATGTCTATGGCAGTATTCCTCTAAACACAGTTGGTGATGAACTTACTGGATATCCAACTGTATCTCTAAACAGTGTATTTAATGATGGCACAATTGGATTCTCTGGTTTAGAACCAGATGGATACTTTAGAGATTCTGTTGATAGAAGATCCGAAGCATTTGGTCTGGACCAAGGTATCATGACCATTTATGTCCAGGCAATTGGTGATGTTCCCACACAAACTTCTCAACTTCCTAATGAAGTATGGTTTGTTACGACTAGAGGAACTGGAACGATTAATGGTAAGAGTGCTAAGGTAATTGGTAAAGCTATTGTCAACCGACCTGAGGTTAATAGTGCTAACTCAGCATACTTCGGCGAACTTACAATTCTAGGTAGCAAAGGTGACCTAGACAAGTACATGAAAGAGTTTGATAGTGACGAGACTGATTATAGAAGATATGTGTATACTTCTGAAACTGGTATGGAAACTTCTAGTAATCCATATGGTTTAATTGTTGATTACAATCCATCATTTACCCCTATCGTTGGTGTATCCAAACCAAAAGACTTTAGACTAATCAGCAGAGGTAATGGATTCAATCCTGATGCCGATATTATCCTTTCTAGAGGTAGAACAGGATCTGCTACTCCATACAATGCTACGTTTGGTTTTTCATACTTTAATCCTGTCTTCTTTACTAGACTAAAACTAGAGAAAGAAATTATCGCTCAAACTTTTAAGAATGGTAAGTACATCTATGGTAAAGAGAGTAAAGCATATGGCGTAATTGAAAATGATTCTAAAGCACAATTCAGTGGCATCTCTACATTATTTGTAACCACATTGTCTGGTCAGTTTATTCCTGGCGAAACAATTATTGATGAAGAAAATAATGCTATCAAGATTGCCAAAGAAAATACTATTTCCCACTTTATTGTGACAAAGAGAGGTACTAATTACACATCGTCTTCACAGATGGTGATCAATGGTACAACCTTCGATCAGTCTAAAGTTGGTATCGTCTTGTATGGTGGTGCTGTAGTTAAAGTTAGCGTAGAAGATAGAAGTGCTCTACAGCAAACTTATGCCGCTCCTCCATCAATTGGATTTACTGGAGATGGATCTAATAACGATAAGGCAGTTGTTGTACCCGTACTATTCAAAGAAACTGTACTTACCTTTACTCCACAGAATGTAAAATCAGTATCTTCTACGTTCAACAACTATACATTTACAGCTGATGTTGATTTCACTTCGACATCTTATGCTACTTACAAGCAAATCAGTGACTTCACCTTCTTCGGTAATAATGGATTCAAGTTTATTGAATGTAATGGTTTTGGTGCTGATCTAACTGGCGACCTGATTCAAGGTGACATCATCCAGTTTACTGATGCTAATAACAATGTCATCAAGAATATTGTACAATACGTTACCCTACCACAAGATACCGAGAAATCTAGAATCTATCTAGACTATGCTCTACCTGCTGATATTAATAATGCCACTATTGTAAGATTACGTCCTAGACTATCTAATAGTGCTGCTACCCTTGTATTCCCAACTGGCAGTAAGCAAGTAGCATCTCTAGTTAGCGATTCTTCTAACACTAAGTTTAAGTATCACGTAAGAAAAGATTTTGTCACTGAGCTATCTGCTAGTGGTGGCAACTTAACATTTACCGCTCAACTACCTGTTGGTACACAAACGTTTGTTAGTTTCAGTGAAGAGCAATTCCTAATTACTGTTTTAGATAAAGGATCATCTACTGTTGTAGAAAATGGTGATGTTGTTTTCGTTGATCCCAGATACATCGAGGTGTCAGATTCCGTTATTACTGCTAGTAGTGTCACTGCTGGTGCCTTGAGAATCAAGAATCTACCATCAGATTACTTTGGTAATATTATTGATGGTAACTTCCCTAAACTAAAATTAACTGCTACTGTCGAGATCGATAAAGCACGTCCTAGACTTAAGACTGCTATCAGAAACAAACGTGTCATCATCATCTCTTCTGGTGACCGTGTAATTCCTCTAAGAGGTCAGGATTACGATTCTGATGTCATCGAGACATTCTCTTATTCTGACGTATTCAAACTTAAGTATGTTTACGAAGGAACAACCACCAACCCACCTGTAGTTGATACTGCTGGTAACCTAGTTAGTGGTACTGATGTAACTTACAAGTACAAGTTTGACAATGGACAAAGAGACACATACTATGATGTTTCTAGAGTTGTATTGAAGCCTGGTTTTGATGCTCCTACTGGTCAACTAGTAGCAGCGTTCGACTTTTTCGAGCATTCTCAAGGAGACTTCTGTACAGTTGACTCGTATCTCCATGAAGCAGGTGTACTGCCTGATGAGATTCCTCTATTCAACTCAACTGTTAATGGTGTTATCTCTCTTAGAGACTCAATCGACTTCAGACCTAAGGTTGATGGTAATACAACTATTACTGGTTTCCAAGATCAATCTATCGTCGAGAGATTTGATACCACAGACTACATCACATTCCTAGGTACAGGTGGAATTCCAACAGGAACTCCTGCTTCTGATTCTAACCTATCTTATACTGTATCCTTTAGCGAGAAGCAGTATCTAGATCGTATTGACGGTCTATTCCTCACTAAAAAAGGAGACTTTATTATCAAGGAAGGTAATGCTTCGTTGAATCCATCCAAACCAGAACCATTGGATGATGCTGTTTCCCTTTGCTATCTTCATATCCCTGCTTACACTAACAACAGTAAGGATGTAAGAATTGTTCCTGTGGATAACAAGCGTTATACCATGAAGGACATCGGCAAACTGGAGAAGAGAATTGAGCGTCTAGAGTATTACACGACTCTAAGCATTCTTGAGCAGCAAGCACTAAACATGCAAGTCAAGGATGAACTTGGTCTAGACAGATTCAAATCTGGTTTCCTTGTAGATAACTTTGAAGCACATAGAACAGGCAACCTCAAGTCCGAAGATTATAGATGTGCTATTGACACTCAGCAGTCTGTTCTAAGAGCACAATCCAAAGAAGATAGTTTTGTTCTCGAAGAAATCAATACTAGAGATGACCAAAGAGCAGTTGCTGGATATGTAATCAACGATGGTATTGTTACACTACCTTTCGAGAATGTAGAACTACTAAGCAATAAGAATGCTACCAAGACTATCAACCCTAACCCATTTGTTGTTATTCAGTATGTTGGTGAAGGTGTAATTACACCACAGCAAGATTCTTGGTACGATCAGGGTATTGCTCCTTTGGTTGTTGATTCTAATACGAAACTTAATTCCATCTTCCTAGCGAAAGATGTTGTAGCAGATGCTTACTCTAGCATTTACAACTCATTCATCGTTAACTGGTGTGGTACTGATGCTGGTATCCTACCCATCGAATCTCTTGCTAACATTAACAGTGAGGACATTGAATCCACAGTTGAATCTGCTTCTATTGCTAGTTCTTCTAATGTAAGTCCACAGAACAATGAAGTAGGTAAAGGCGTATCAACTAAGACTATTGGTGATAGAAAAGTTGCTACTTCTCTACAGTTCTTTGCTAGATCAATTCCTGTTAAGTTTGTGATGAACAGACTAAAACCAGACACTGCTGTTTATGTGTTTATGGAAGGACGTAACGTTGGACGTTGGGTCATTCCTGATAGTCGTTTTAGTGGTCAAGCAGGTAACTCCCTTTCTACTTTCGGAGCTCCTCTTGTTACTGATTCTAATGGTAACCTATCTGGTATTATTTTGATTCCAGCTGGTCTTCCTCCTGTATCCAACACCAGATGGACTGGTAATGTAGATACTGTTGATTATGATCAAACTGGCGAAGAAATTAGATTTTCCACAGGTACAAAAACTATCAGATTTACATCTGCTTCTGATGACGCTGATAAGAACGAAGTTGATTCTTATGCTGAGGTCAAGTTCTATGCTTCTGGAACTACTCCTTC